ATTGAAATTACTTATTGGAATGAAGATGATTCTGAAGAAACAGAAACTTTAATTATCAATAGTGATGATGATGGTTGGGTTCTAAATTTAGAAATTGATAGTTATGAGCTAGGGCATTGTATTTGCCCTTCAGATATGGATATAGATTATAAAAGTAAAATAATAACTGTAAACTTTTAATATATGAATTACGATAATTGGAAATTAAGCAATCCTGTTGATGATGGTTTTGGATATGATATGGTATCATCTTGTTGTGGTGCAGAAATAGTTGAAGGTGAATTAAGTAATTGTTGTGGTGCTAACATGATGGGGGAAACTGATATTTGTAGTGAATGTAAAGAACACGCTGATGTAGATGAGATGGTGTGTTCTGAATGTGGATGTGAGTGTGATGAAATAGAGGATTATGAATATGAAGCTATACAAAGAGAAAATTATTTAGAAGATATGAGAAACGAGTAATAATTAAAAATTTTTATATGAATAAACAAGTAAAAAAACAAGAAACAGAATTTGATAAGCATTATGGAGAAATGTATAAATTAGCAAAATATATGGGAACTGAAGATTTATTTCATGAACTATACTTATCAACCTTTAAATTAAATACTAATCGCAAAACAAAAGAAAACAAAAATGGAAGAAAAAGAAATCAGTAAAGAACAAAAGCAAGAAATCAAAAAAGAAACAAGAAAAGAAACATTAAGAAGATTGTTTATTGAAAACAATTTAGTTCAAGAAGATGTTTTTAAACACGCTCATTATACTATTATTACAAGAGCAGGTGTAGATAAAATACAAGCTGCTCAAGGTATAGAGGTGAGGTATGAATTAGCTCATTTATCAGAAGATCATTCTCATTGCTTAATAAAAGCTTTTGGTAGAAAAGGAGATAAAATGATAGAAACTTTTGGAGAGGCTACACCAAAAAATAATAAAAATGCTTATACAGTTGCTATGGCTGAAAAAAGAGCTATGTCAAGAATAGTATTAAAGTTGGCTGGTTTTTATGAATTAGGTATTTTTGCAGAAGATGAAAGTGATGACTTCAAGAGATAGAGATTGGATAGATGATATTCTTGATGATGAAGAGGCTAGTATGTACCAGATAGGTAAAATAGAGGGATTAATGCAAACATCATCTTCAGGTTTTCTCTATGAAAATATAGAATTAACAGAATTAACATATAATGAAGCGGAAGAGATTATCAAAGACTTGTACGAGAACAACAACCCTACAGATCCTAAAGACCAATATAGAAAAATGTTTAAAGCAGGAGTTTTTAACGAAACTCCAAAGGGTTAAAAAATTACAAGCAATATTAAATAAGTTTATAGTAATACTAATTCCTGTAAATTTAAAAAAAGGATATATTCCTATAAAACATTATATTCAATTTTTGAACAATATACCTAATGAAATGTATAGCGATAGATCAATATTATATTATGATAATAACAAGTGGGATGCTTTAGGACTTTTGGGGGAAAGAATACATAGATCTACTATAAGAACTAAATATTTACAATTATGTTTCAAAAAAATAGGAATACATATAACAAAAATATTAGATAATGAAATAGAATTTTTAAAAAAATATAAAACAGATAAAAAAAGATTTTTAGCAGCACTTTATTATTTATCTGAAAAAATAGATGAAGAGGAATTAAAAACAATATTAATAAAAGCAACAAAATTAAGTGATGAAAGAACTATATATGAACACTCAAGAAGAGGCTATTACTCAAATAGTAGAAAAAGTTTCTGGAATAGATAGAAAACAAATAAGAAGTCGCATAAGAATTAAAGAGTACGCTGTGCCTAGATCCATTTTAGGATATATGCTAAGAGCTGATGCAGGTTGTACTTATAAAAGAGCAGGAGAGCTTGTAGGAAGAGATCATGCCTCAGTATTAAAGTATTATAAAGATCATGATAGTAATTTTAGATATTATCAAGATTACAAAATTATGTATAGGGAAATAAAAAGAGAATATTTAAAAATATTCAAAAATGTAGAATTTAAAGTTTTACAAAAACAAATAAAAGATTTGCAAGTTCAATTAGATGAGTTGATTAAAGAGCAAAATAGAGTAACAAGTGAATTATAAAAATAGTATTAACTAAATTAAATTAAAATGACAGAAAAAAAGTATGTAAATGGAATGATTATCAAAGAAAAAACATTTGATAATGGGGGTACTCAATTAAAATTAAGTTTAAAAGTTGAGGAACTAATAAACCAAATTAAAGAATTAAATGACAATGGATGGGTTAATTTAATCATAACAAGAAGAAAAGAACCATCTGATGCTGGTGTAACACATTATGCTTATGTGGATACTTGGAAACCAACTAAACAAAACAATTCTACTAAAAAAGCAGTTACTTCTGAAGATTTAGATGAAGATGATCTGCCATTCTAAATAACAATATAGGTTGGGGAGGTTAGTAAACCATAAATATTAATTCAGCGGTTATACTTTGTGGCGTTTACAATTCCTCCCCTTCCTTTTACAACTAATTATGAAACAAAACTATTACTCTGTATTACCTGCATCTGTAAGATATTCTAAAGAATTAACTTTGTTAGAAAAAATATTATATTCAGAAATTACTTGTCTAACTAACTATAAAGGTTATTGTTGGGCTACTAATAATTACTTTGGTGAATTGTATGGTAGATCTAAAGGAACTATAAGTAAGGCAATAAATAATTTAGTAAGATTAAATTATATAGAAGTTAAGATAGTAAGAGAAGGTAAATATGAAAGTAGGGTTATGAAAGTAAAAGAAACAGGGGTAGTTGAAAGTATTTACCCCCGTAATGAAAAATCGTTAGGGGGGGTAGTCAAAAACAAGAAGGATAATAATAATAGTAATATTAATAATAAAAAAGATGTGCTTTTTGAAAAGTTTTGGGATGCCTATAATTATAAGAAAAGCAGAAAGTTGTGTTATACGAAGTTTATGTCTTTAAGTTACGAAGTATGTGAGAAATGCGTTTCTGCAGCAAAAATATATTCTGATTCTATAACTAATAAAAAATATAAAAAACATCCTAGCACTTGGTTAAATCAAGGGTGTTGGGATGATGAGGTGGATGATAAAAATAAAGATGGTTTTACAGGAGGCAAATTTGATAACTTTGTGTTTTAATTATGACATTTAGTGATTATGGCATAATAATAAAAAGGACATCTGGGCAAGTAAAAACAAAATGCCCTAAATGTTCACACGAAAGAAAAAAAAAGTCTGATCCTTGTTTATCAGTAAACATAGATGATGGTGTTTGGAATTGTCATAATTGTGGTTGGACGGGAACTTTAAAACGAAATAATTATATGAGAGAAGAGTCTTATGTTGTTCCAATAGAAAAAAATATTGAAACTGAATATCCAGATAATGTTTTGGCTTGGTTTCATGGTAGAGGAATATCAAAAAAAACTCTAATAGCAAACAGAATTAAAGTTGGCAAAGAATATATGCCACAAATGAATAAAGAAGTAAATACTATTCATTTTAATTATTATAAAGATAGTAGATTAATAAACATAAAGTATAGAGATGCTAATAAGAATTTTAAATTAGTGAAAAATGCAGAAAAAATATTTTATGGAATAGATCATATATTATCGCACAAAGAAATAATAATAGTAGAAGGAGAGATGGATAAATTAGCATTTTATGAAGCAGGAATTAAAAATTGTGTTTCTGTTCCAAATGGTGCAAGTAATATGAAAATGGATTACTTAAAAGATTTGCCAGAAGATTTAGAGAAAGTATATTTAGCAGTAGATAATGATGAGGCAGGTAAAAAATTACAAGAAGAATTAGCAAGAAGAATAGGAAGGGATATTTGTTATAGGGTAACTTATCCTATATATTGTAAAGATATTAATGATGTTTTAATAAAACATGATAAAAATAAAATAAAAGAATGTTTACAAAAAGCTATTGCTTATCCATTAGATGGAGTTTTAAGTGTTAATGATTTTGATTTAGATATTGATAGTTTATATGAAAATGGATTAAAAAGAGGATTATCTGTAGGACATCAAGAGTTTGATAAATTATTTAGTTTTACTACATCTCAATTAACAGTAGTGACAGGTGTGCCAACACATGGTAAAAGTAATTTTTTAGAACATATATGTATGAGGTTATCTGCAAAATATAATTGGAAATTTGGAGTATTTAGTCCAGAACATTATCCAATGCAATTACATTTTTCTGTTTTAGCAGAAAAGCTTATGGGTAAATCTTTTAGAAAGATAACTAAATATTTAAGAATGACTAAAAATGATTTGAGATTAGCAAAAGAATTTATATCAGATCATTATCATTGGATAAGACCCGATGGAGATGTTTATACAATAGATGCAATTTTAAAAACAGCAAGAGGATTGATAAGGAGGTATGGTATAAACGCATTAATAATAGATCCATATAACAAGATAG